CAAAGAACGCGGCGCGTACGGATTCGGGATTTGACATATTCGCATTTTTTGCATTTTAGGAGACACATGGCAGGCAAAGGTCCAGCACCAAAAGACGCAGACCAGCGCAGACGCAGAAACGCTGACCCAGTACCCACTCAGGTGGTCATACAGGACGGCATCTTGCGCGGCCCAGATCTGCCAGCTGGTTACCCTTGGCACTCGCAGACATTCCGTTGGTGGGACACATGGCGCAAGTCAGCGCAAGCCGCCACTTTCACAGACACTGACTGGGACTTTTTAATCGATACAGCCTTGTTGCACTCGTCCTATTGGAACGGTGACAACGTGGGAGCAGAATTGCGACTCCGAGTCGCTAAGTTTGGCGCTACACCTGAAGACAGAATGCGACTTCGGTTGCAGGTTGATGGTGAAGCAGAGGGGGCCAAATCTAACAAGACCCTATCTGATCAGCGACGAACTCGTTTGTTGAGAGTGGTGGGGGAACTTGACAAAGAAGAAACGACAACAGAGTAGCTTCATCTCACTCGGTTGGGACGCGATTGACTGGATTGAGACTTATCTAGTTCACGGCCCAGGCGACGTGCAAGGTGAGGCCATCAACTTAGACGACGAGCAAGCGGCTTTCATACTAAAAGCCTACGAACTGGACAAACATGGGCGGCGAGTTACACGACGAGCTTTCTTTTCTCGACCAAAAGGTCGTGCGAAGTCGGAGCTTGCTGGAATGCTCGTTTGCTTTGAGGCTCTCGGCCCTGCTCGCTTTGACCGTTGGGACGCCTTCGGCAATCCAATCGGACGCCCAGTTCAGTACCCGTTCATCAGATGTCTAGCAACTGAAGAGTCACAGTCGGGCAACACATACGACAACGTGCGCTATATGCTCGAGCACATCAAAACGAACTTTGGCACTGAGTACCCAGGCATCGACGTCGGACTCACACGCACTTTTTTAAAAGGTGGCGGCGAAATCGTCCCATCAACAGCAGCATCAGCATCAAAAGACGGTGGAAAAGAGTCTTTCGCTGTTGCTGACGAAACACACCTCTATTCGAGCCCCGAGCTCAAGCGAATGCACGAAACCGTAAGGCGAAATCTCGCCAAGCGAAAGGCTGCAGACCCTTGGATGCTGGAGACTTCGACAATGTACTCGGTAGGCGAGGAATCAATCGCCGAACAAACGCACCGCTTATGGATTTCGATACAAGAAGGCCGCACAAAAAATCCAGGCCTGTTATTCGATCACAAGCAAGCGCCCGAGGTCCCCGACCTGCAGGACAGTGAGCAGCTTAAAAAAGCACTTGCTGTCGTGTATGGGCCCGCTTTTAAATGGCTAGACATTCCACGTCTAATGGCCGAAATACAAGACCCGATGACAAAAGCATCGGACGCAAGACGCTACTTTTTGAATCAGCCGTCCACAGACACCGACCGCTATATGAACATTACAGCTTGGAACGCAGCGGCAGAGCCTGAGGAACTGGCAGAAGGCACCGAGGTCGTTCTCGGGTACGACGGTTCTCGCAAAGACGACGCCACAGTGCTCGTCGCTTGCAGAATTGAAGACGGCAAGATTTTTCAACTCGAGTGTTGGGAAAGACCGCCTGGCCCTGCGGGCTATGGTTGGGAAGTTCCAAGAGTTGAAGTTGATGAAGCTGTTCGAATCGCATTTGCGAAGTACAAAGTCCACAAGATCTGGGCCGACCCTTCAGGTTGGCAGTCTTATTTGGACGCTTGGAACTCGACTTTTGCTGACAAAGTAGTTGCAGTTTATCCTTCCAGCCAGCGAAAGCTGATGGCACAAGGGCTTGACAGGTTCCTTGAAGACATACTTGAAGGACGCCTGAAGCACAACGGCGCAGCAGAGCTTACAAGGCACGTGACCAATGCGGTACCAACTCGGTATGGTCAAGTCATGAAGCCTTCTCAGAGCCACAAGATCGACGGCTTAATCGCCGCAGTTCTCGCTTACCTAGGCCGCACCGAAGCTCTTGTCAATCCTGAGCCCGTTGCACCCAAAGTCACTTACCACACTATTCAAGTCTAGGAGAAACATGAAGCGTTTTGATTTTAGCGTTTTGGTCGAGATCACTGGCGTCGCGTTAGTGACTGTCGGGCTTGCGTTGTTCTCTCCACCGATTGCATTAATCGCTCTCGGTTCATTCCTCGTTTGGGCTACAGAAAAGGCTGATTAATGACCGCTGGCATTTACAACACCACTATCGACCAAGGCTCAGTGTGGTCTGTCGTGTTGGTGTATACCGACTCAAATAACGCCCCTGTCAACTTGACTGGCTACACAGCCGCTATGCAACTGCGACAGAACTACAATTCTGACGTTGCAGATCTGACTTTGACTACCGCAAACGGTGGCATCACAATCGTCGGTGCTACAGGCACCATCACAATCAACGCCACAGCGACTCAAACAGGACTTCTTGACCCAGGCTTTTACGTTTATGACTTAGAATTGACATCGGGTTCCAACATCTCTCGCCTAATCCAAGGCCAGTTGACCGTAGCAGAGCAGGTGACACGATAATGGCCAATAAAGTCACAATCAACGAGACCAACAATACAGTTGAGATCTCAGCTCCAGGCCCACAAGGTTCACAAGGACCAACTGGTCCCACAGGTGCCACAGGCCCAGCTGGTGCTACAGGCGCAACAGGCCCAGTCGGTGCTACAGGTGCCACGGGTCCAACAGGCGCTACAGGCAACACAGGCCCAACAGGCGCAACTGGTTCAACAGGCCCAGTCGGTGCAACAGGCCCAACAGGCGACACTGGACCAACAGGTCCAACAGGAGCCACAGGTCCACAAGGCATTCAAGGCGACACAGGCGCGACAGGCCCAACTGGTCCAGTTGGTGCAACTGGTCCCACAGGTTTAACAGGCGCAACTGGAGCCACAGGCCCAACAGGCCCAACAGGCGCGACTGGCCCGCAAGGCATTCAAGGCGTGCAAGGCATTCAAGGCGAGACTGGTGCGACTGGTCCAATAGGCGACACTGGAGCAACAGGCCCAACAGGCGCAACAGGCGCAGCTTCAACGGTGCCTGGCCCAACAGGAGCGACTGGCCCTGCAGGTGCAACAGGTCCAACAGGCCCACAAGGTGAAGCCTCAACTGTGCCTGGCCCAACTGGAGCCACAGGCCCAGCGGGTGCTACAGGTCCAACTGGCGCAACAGGACCTCAAGGAATCGAAGGCCCAACGGGCGCAACTGGTCCGCAGGGTGCGGCTGGTGCGAATGGCGGCTCTACTAGCTTATTCGACTACAACGCAGACACTTCGGCCACATCGGGCGACCCTGGCGCGGGCGACATACGCTGGAACAATGCTACGCAGATCAATGCCACAACGTTGTTTATTGACCATTTAGACATAAATAGCAACGACATTGACGTTTTTATTGCCCTGCTTAAAGCAGACGACTTTATTATCGTTCAAGATCGAAATATTCACACTAACTTTCAGAAGTTTAAAGTCACAGCGGCAGCGACCATTCTTGGTGGCTACAGCAGCGTCCCAGTAGTTCTAGACTCTTCAGGCGGCACTGGCACGACCAACTTCAGTAACTTCGAAGCTCTTGCGTTATTGCTTATCAATGTCGGCCTTACAGGCGCGACTGGTCCAATCGGTCCGACAGGCCCACAAGGCGCAACTGGAGCAACAGGTCCAGCAGGTGCAACTGGGGCGACAGGCCCACAAGGCGAAATCGGACCAACTGGAGCAACAGGCCCAGCGGGTGCAAACGGTGCAACAGGCGCGACAGGTCCACAAGGTGACACTGGCGCGACAGGCCCAACAGGCGCAGTCGGAGCTACAGGCCCAGTCGGCGCTACAGGTGCAACTGGTCCACAAGGTATTCAAGGAATACAAGGCGTTCAAGGCATTCAAGGCGATACTGGAGCGACAGGCCCAACAGGCCCAGTCGGTCCAACAGGTCCAGCAGGAGCCACAGGCCCTGAAGGTGCCACAGGTGCGACTGGTCCACAAGGAATCCAAGGCGATGTCGGTGCTACAGGCCCGACAGGCCCAGCTGGAGCAACAGGTCCTGCGGGTGCGATAGGAGCAACTGGTCCACAAGGGATCCAAGGTGACACAGGGGCAACAGGCCCAAGCGGCGCAACAGGTCCGAGCGGCCCAAGCGGCGCAACAGGTCCGCAAGGAATCCAAGGCGACACTGGAGCTACTGGTTCAACTGGAGCAACAGGCCCAGCGGGCGCTACAGGCGCAACAGGCCCAAGTGGTTCAACAGGCCCAACGGGAGCAACAGGCCCACAGGGTGGCGACAACCCAGTTGTTGACTATCTCGATGGTGGCAACGTTGCAAACACTGACATCATCTACAACGCAGAAACATCGGGCACAACATCTTGGACTTACACAATTGACGCTGGTGGGGCGACAGTAACCTTCTAAACAAGCGAAAGCAGGAGACATGACAGCAAGAATGCAGCAACGCCGAGACACGGCAGCAAACTGGACCAGCGCAAACCCAACGCTTGCGGCTGGCGAGATGGGTATTGAAACAGATACCTACAAGTTTAAAGTTGGCAACGGCTCGACTGCATGGGCGACACTGCCATACTCAGTTGACATTCCATCACAAACAGGTCAAGCTGGTAAGTTCCTTAAAACAGATGGCACAGTTACAAGCTGGGACGTTGTGGCTGGTGACATTGAAGGCGTAACGGCTGGCACTGGTTTATCTGGTGGCGGCACAAGCGGAACAGTTACGGTTTCAATTGACACTGCTGTTACTGCTGATCTTACAACCGCACAAACTCTTACTAATAAGACTCTAACTAGCCCAGTCATTAACACTGCAACTTTTAGTGATGGTGTTGTGAAAGGACTTGAAGAAGATGTCAACGTTGTGGCTTCGGCCGCTACTGGCACAATCAACTTTGATGTGGCAACTGCATCTGTTTGGTACTACACATCAAATGCAACAGCTAACCACACTCTTAACTTTAGGTACTCAAGCGGCGTTTCGCTTAACACAGCGCTTGCCACTGGCGACGCAATCACACTTGTTTGGTTAAACACCAACGGCGCGACTGCTTACTATCCAAACGTCATTCAGATCGACGGTAGCACAGTAACGCCAAAAGTTCCAGCAGCGATCTCAGCGGGCAATGCCTCATCTATTGATGCTTACACATTCACAATTATTAAAACAGCATCTGCAACATTCACAGTGCTTGAAACACAGACCAAGTTCGCCTAGAGGGGAAACAACGTGCCAATACTGACTTCATTTGCTAATAGCACAGTTAGAGGCTACGGCGGGATTGGCAACAGTCCTATAAAAACCGATTTTGCGCTAATGCAACGGTATATAGCCAGTTCGCCACAAACTGACGTTACTTTTAGCAGTCTTGACACTTCGTTTACACACTTGCGCTTAGTGTGTTACATTAAAACAACCGAAAACACACAAAGTACACTTCTTAGACTAAGGTTTAACAATGACTCGGGTGGCAATTACACCAGGATAGCGCTATACCAAGGCGGTGGAACTCTGCAAACTTTTGCTGGGGTGGGGAGATTATCTATTGACGCGTCAGTCACGTCAGGCTCGATGACAACTCCAGTTAATATGACAAACCAGTTTAGTATGGCCATGTACACAATCCCCGACTTTGCATCTACTAGTAAAAAGAAAGTGGTACAAGTGAACGCTGCGTACGATACAAACAGCACAGCCGATGACCCAGAAATGGTAATTGGTGGTGGTATGTGGGACAATCAAAGCGCGATCACGTCAATAAACATCAGCTGTGCTGCAGGAAATGTAGCAACAGGCTCAGTTTTGAGTCTTTACGGATTTAGGATTTCATAATGTCAATGGTTGCATTAGCCACAGAAACAATTGGCTCAAATCAAACTACTGTGTCGTTTTCTTTAATTTCGCAATCTTATAGGGATTTGTATGTAGTTGTTATTGCAAAAACAACTGCTCCAAGCAATCAGTATTGGTTAGAGACTAGATACAATGACGACAACACATCTTCTTATGGAGCGATTGGTTGGCAAAATCAATCTGTGGGTGGCAATCAAGCAGCTCAATACGCAAACCAGAGTGTTGCTAGGAATTATCTAACAAGTAACGCGCAGTTTAACGGTGGGTACATATACATTCCAAACTATGCACAAACCACTGGTTTCAAAATCAGTAATTCGTGGGGAACTGCTGACACCACCAACATGGTAACCATGTGGAACTCATGGCGCAAAACCGAGGCTATTAATAAAATAACCATTTCACTTGAAGGCGCTGAAAGTTTTATATCGGGCTCCATTTTCTCTTTATATGGGATAAACTAACATGGCAATTACTCACATTCAGACTCAAACTACAAGCACAGGTTCGGAAACTTCGATTACTTTTAGTTCAATTCCTAGCCTATATAGCGACCTCATGTTCATTATAAGCGCATCAGGAACAGATTCGGCTATTTCGTACTTTAATATCAATTACGACAGTGCTGCGTACGCAATTCGATATACTGATATGTATGATACTACTGCGTTAAGGGCTGGCGGAACTACACCACAATTTTATACAATTAACCAAATAGTAAACACATTTGCAGCTGGTACGATCAATGTGCCAAACTATTCAGATACTGGCAAATACAAAACAACGATTGGAGTAACAGCAGCGCCAAATCCAACAACCTCAACATCAGGTTTGGCTATGCAGTGGTCAGGCGGAACTATAAACTCCAACAGTGCAGTAACTTCAGTTTTGTTTCAAAGTGCGCTAGGCGGAGCACTAAGAATTGGAACTCGTATTTCACTATATGGCATTAAAAGAGCCTAAACGAAAGGGAAAATATGTCACAACCACTTACTAAAGTCATAGTTGATTGTTCAACAGGGCAATCTCAAATCTTGCAATTAACTGAACAGGAAATAGCTCAACGCGAAGCAGATGCAGCTATTTACCGTCAAGAAATGGCCGAAAAACAAGCAGTTTTAGAAGCCAAAGCAGCGGCAAAAGCATCAGCAGAAGCAAAACTCGCCGCCCTTGGTCTAACAGCAGAAGAAATCGCAGCACTCTAGTGGAAAAGGTCGGGGGACCAATGAGATTTCACGTCGTATCTCTTCCACACACAAACACAACTAAAGACTTTACAAGCTGCGCATTCACTGAAAAGGTGAGGCGCTTCTGCATTATGATGACAGATTTGGGTCATGAGGTCATTCTTTACGCTGGAGAGCAGAACGAAGCGCCAGTGACGGAGTTGGTCACTTGCATCAACGAAAAGCAACGAGAAGCTGCAACTGCAGGCGGTCATTACACGACAGCCTCGTTTGACACAACACTGCCGCACTGGCAGATCTTCAATGCAAACGTCGTTCGCGAGATGACAACAAGGCTCCGACCAAAAGACTTCATTTGTCTGATCGGTGGCTACGCACATAAACCAATCGCAGATGCTTTCCCTGACCACATGTCGGTGGAGTTTGGCATTGGCTACGGCGGCACATTCGCACGGTATCGCGTTTTTGAGTCCTACGCATGGATGCACTCCGTCTATGCAGGGCACAAGAATCCGACCACAGTAGATGGCAACTTCTTTGATGGGGTCATCAACGGATATCTCGAGCCTGAGATGTTCCCAGCTGGCAAAGGCGACGGCGACTACTACTTTTTTATTGGCAGGCTGATCGAGCGAAAAGGCTACAACATCGCACAAGAGGTTTGCGAGCGCCTCGGTAAGAGGCTCATCATCGCGGGTCCTGGCCAACCAAACGGCGGCTATGGCGAGTTCATCGGCAACATTGGCCCCAAAAAACGGGCAGAGTTGATGGGTGGCGCGATTGCGTTGTTTGCGCCGACGACCTACATCGAGCCTTTCGGTAATATCGTGGTCGAAGCTCAGACTTGCGGCACTCCAACCATCACAACTGACTGGGGCGCTTTTGTTGAGACCAACGTTCACGGAGTGACTGGCTTCAGGTGTCGCACTCTTGCAGACTTCATTAAGGCGGCAGAAGACGTCAAGTCTTTGAACCGCAAGCAGATCAGAAAGCAAGCAATCGAGAAATACTCACTCGAAGCGATAGCACCAAAATACCAAGACTACTTTGAGAGGCTGTTGACCCTTTGGGACGACGGCTGGTACCAACTAAACAACAAGGAAAAGGCCACTAAATGAGCTTATCGAAAAGACTGCGAGCAGCAGGTGAGCAACGCGCTCAGAACCAGTTCGTCGAGCCGCTTGTGCCTGGTCGTCCTGCATACTCGTCTCCAGCTGGCGTTGATGTCAATGCCGACACTGCGATTCGCATGTCAACTGTTTATGCTTGTGTGCGCCTTTTGGGCGACACCATCGCGTCTTTGCCGCTTGGCGCTTACGTTCGCCGCGGCCGCAACCGAATCCCGTACGCCGTGGTTTATGGCGAGCAACCAGCTTGGGTGAACAACCCAAACCCTGACACTACACGCCTCGAGTTCTTTGAGCAAGTTGTCTCCTCTCTAAACCTGCACGGCAACGCTTTTATCCTAACCACCCGCGACGAAATGGGTGATGTTGTAGAACTCTACTGCGTTAACCCGCAGAACGTGCGCATTCGCCGTCCAAGTGCAGAAGCCGAAATCTACTACGAAGTCACAATCGGCACAAACAGTCAGAACAGCCTGTACGACGGGCTACAATCTGCAGAGGGTGCCACAAAAACCATGATACTAACGAAGCGCGAGATGCTTCATATTCCGATGTTCAGACTCCCTGGCCAACTTTTAGGCCTCGGTCCAATCGGCGCCGCTCGGGTTACTCTAGGTTCTGCGATGGCAGCCGAGGTTTACGCAGCTAGCTACTTTGGCAACGCCGCAAACCCAGGCGGCGTGATTGAATCTCCAGGCGAACTGACTGAGGAGCAGATCACAGACATCGCTCGCAACTGGAATCTTTCACACACAGGCCCATACCGCGCTGGCAAGCTCGGTGTTTTGACTGGTGGCGCTTCATTCAAGCCGCTAATGCTCAACGCTGCTGACGCCCAACTTCTCGAAGTACGCCGTTTCGGAGTCGAAGAGATTGCCCGCTTGTTCCGCGTTCCGATTTCACTACTTGGCCACCCAGTGGCTGGAGCCATGAGCTTTGCATCAGTTGAAGCTCAAAACCTTTCTTTCGTTCAACACTCACTGCGCCCACTCTTGGAGCGTCTAGAGCAAGCACTCTCACCTCTTTTGCCCGAGCCTGACGGCTTCATCAAGTTCAACCTTGATGCTCTACTTCGCGGCACCACACTCGAGCGCTACGACGCTTACACCAAAGGTTTGAACGAGGGTTTCCTTTCACTCAATGACGTCAGAGCTGTTGAAGATCTGAGTCCGCTTGGTGAATCAGGCGACCAGTACAGAGTTCCCTTGCAGAACATCGACGCATCAGACGCTAAAGATGTCGGTATGAAACTACGCACCGAGATCGCTACCAACTTAATTCAGGTTGGTTTCGAGCCGAAATCGGTCCTCGAAGCGGTCGGGTTGCCACCGATGACTCACACGGGAGTGCCAACAGGTCAGTTGCAACAAGTTTCAACGATTGACCCAGCAAACCCACTATCAGTCTATGAGGTCGAGTAATGCCATACTACATTTCGGACCAGCAGAGCGACTGCTCAGGCTGGGCGACAGTTAAAGAAGAATCAGACGGCAGCTACACCACACTCGGTTGCCATGATACAAAGCAAGGCGCGATTGACCAAATGGTTGCAGTCTCAGTTTCTGAGGACATGGAGCCAGGTGGTGAAGTTAGCCAGCGCGAATCCGTCGGGGAAGACAGGAGCAAGATGAAAAAGATCGAGCGTCGCACCTACACAGTGCGCAACGTCGAAACACGCCAAGAGGACGACGGTGTTATGCGCCTGTCGGGCTATGCGGCTGTTTTCAACGACCCCAGCGTCCCACTTCCATTCAGCGAGCGCATCGCCCCTGGCGCTTTCCGCAAGACACTCAGCGAGACACCAGATGTCCGCCTATTAATCAACCACGAAGGCTTGCCGCTGGCTCGCACAAAGAACGAGACGCTTACCCTCTCCGAGGACGAAGTCGGTCTGCGTTTTGATGCAGAGTTGCCTGACACTAGCGAAGCCCGAGACCTTTACACCCTTATTCAACGAGGCGACGTCGATCAGATGAGCTTCGCATTCCGCGTTATTCGTCAAAAGTGGAACTCTGACAGATCGGAGCGCACGCTGACCGAAGTTTCACTTGCAGACGGCGACGTTTCAGTCGTTACCTACCCAGCTTATCCGACTACCACAGTCGAAGCACGCGAGCACCTCGCAAGAGCAATTCAAGCCGTCAAAGAAGGTCGCGAGATCTCAGGCGAGTCTCTTGTCGTATTGCAAAGCGTCTTTGAGAAGGTGTCCGAGGGGCACGAATACGTTATGGAAGCAGTCGAAATGTTGGCGGCTCTGATGAGCGCCCAAGACGAACCAATGACTGAAGACCCTGAAGAGCCTGAAGAGGTTCCAGCCGAGATCGAAGCCGCGACACCGCGCTCGATTTCACTTCGCCTTGCAAAGGCCATCGTAAACAGCACAAAATAAGATTCTGCTGGTAAATCGCTAGCAGATGCCGAAGTCGGAGCGAGACTCACACCCCAAAAGCGCCGTGAGCACAATCGCCACCACCTCGAATCAAACTCATAAGGAGCAGAATACAATGTCATATCTTGACAAAGTAATCGAGCGCCGTGATGCAGTTAAGGCAGAAATGGATGCAGTTCTTGAAGCAGTAGCTGAAGAGAACCGCACCGACCTTACTGCAGAGGAGACCGAGAAGGTTGACGCTCTTGTAGAAGAGTCACGTTCACTCGATACAAAAATCGAAAAGTTAAAAACACAGGCTGACGCAGACATTAAGGCTGCAGAAGCACGTGCATCAGTAGTGGCAGTTGCAACACCTGCAGCAGTAGGCGGCGCTCGCGTCGTATCAGAGGCTCGCACATACACAGCAGACTCTGAGAACTCGTTTATCAAGGACGCGTTCAATGCTCAGTTCCGCAACGACTACTCAGCAAACGAGCGTTTAGCTCGCCACATGAAAGAAGAGTCAGTCGAGCGTCGTGACGTTGGAACTGGCAACTTCGTAGGACTTGTGGTACCTCAATATCTCACTGAATTAGCAGCTCCGCTAGCTCGCGCAGGACGCCCAACAGCCGACTTCGCAACAAACAAGATGGCACTGCCACCAAGTGGTATGACGCTTGAAATCAGTAGAATGACGACTGGCACATCGACTGCAGTTCAGGAAACACAGAACACAGCAGTTTCAGAGACTGATGCTGACGACACACTGCTCACTGTTAACGTGCGCACAATCGCTGGACAACAGGACCTATCACGCCAAGCAATCGAGCGCGGTACAGGCATCGACACATTCGTCGTTGCAGACCTCATTCGTTCATGGCACACAACACTTGACTCACAGATTCTGAACGGTACTGGCTCAAACGGCCAGATGCTCGGTATCCGCGCTTCAGGTGGAAACGCAATCACATTCACAGCGACAACACCAACAGTCGCACTCTTGTACCCAAAGCTAGCAGACGCTTTGCAGCAAGTACAGAGCAACGTCTTCACAACTCCAACTCACTGGATTATGCACCCACGTCGCCTTGCGTTCCTTTTGGCCGCAACAGACTCAACAGGTCGCCCAGTAGTTGTACCAACAGCTAACGGTGTAATGAACGCAGTTGCACAAGGTGCAGGAGTCGCACAATACGCGAACTCAGGCTACCAGCTTCTAGGTCTTCCAATCATCACAGATGCAAACGTAGGCACAACCTACGGCGCAGCAACCAACCAGGACGAAATCTACCTTGTTGATTCACGCGAAATGCACCTATGGGAGCAACCAGGCTCACCGTTCTCACTCCGTTTCGATGCAACATCTCCAGGCAGCTTGACAATCAAGACTGTCGTTTACGGATTTAGCGCATTCACAGCTGGACGTTACCCAGGCGCTGCCTCGATTATTTCAGGCACTGGTTTGGTAGCACCTTCCTTCTAATCTGAGGGAACAATAGAACAAGCACAGAGCAGGTGAGACTCCCCCGACTCATCTGCTCTGTGCCTCTCAGGGGGAGAGTATGAAATCAAGTCATAAAGTATCAATCGGGGTTTGTGACCCAGGCTCTGTGAACGGCGACTTCGCCTTTCGCATGGTCCAGCTGGCACAGTCTCGCGGCTCCACACTTGGCCCGTTTATTCGCATCAAGGGCTCAGGGCTTCTTAGCAAGTTGCGAAATCGAGTGGTCAAGGCTTTTCTTGATAACACCACTTCTGATTGGCTTTTGCTAATAGACACCGACGAGCAACTTACAGTTCAAGTGTTCGATCTGCTTATCAACACAGCGCACGACAAAGAGCGCCCAGTGGTCTCGGGGCTTGTGTTCGCGGCTTTTAATGCCGACCAAAACCTTTACCCTCAGCCCGTGCCCGCGATATTCCAAGACGCGCCCGAGGGCTTTCTACCGCTCAACAAGTACGACCGCAACGCGATTTTCGAGATCGACGCTTGTGGCACTGGTTGCCTACTGATACACAGAAGCGTACTCGAAAAGATGCGCGAAATGGCAGACCCACACCAAGGCACCGACTGGTGCTGGTTTTGGGACGGCCCACTCAATGGCATTTGGATAAGTGAAGATCTGCTCTTTAGTCGCAGAGTTAGACAACTTGGCTTTCCGATTTACGTAAACACCGCGGCTATCTTGCCGCACCAAAAGACTTACTGGCTCGACGAAAAGCATCACATTGATTGGCAACTCAACGAGAACAGCTAGAGAAAAGGACACAGCGTGGCTCTAACTAACTGCTATTGCACTCTGTCTGATCTGAAGACCTCACTTGCAATCGAGGATATTCAAGACGACACAGGGCTTGAAGCTGCGATTTTAACTGCTAGCCGCATGGTTGACGATTACACAGGTCGCTTCTTTTACAGAGACGGCACTACGGCTGCACCTGTTGTGCGCTACTACACAGCTCAAGACTGGTACACTTGCAACGTTGATGATTTTGTGTCACTAAACCAAATCGCAACAGACGACAACTTTGACCAGCTCTACACCACTATTTGGCAGTCTGATGATTATATGGTAGAACCCGTCAACAACCCACGTCGTGGGTGGCCGCTGTCGCGCTTGTTAGCTATCGACTCTTACATCTTTCCATACAACCTGCCACAGTCTGTCAAAGTGACTGCTGTGTGGGGTTGGCCTTCAGTACCAGCTGAAATCGCGATGGCAACCAAGATTCAAGCCTCTCGCTTGTTTATTCGCCGTCAATCTCCATTCGGCATCGCTGGCACTCCTGAACTCGGCACAGTGCGTCTTTCATCTCGGCTCGACCCAGATGTTGAGGCACTAATTCGCCCATTCCGCAAGATGAATGGTCTAGTAGCGTGATTCCAAGTGAGATCAGAGAAGGCCTCAAAAAGAATCTCAGCGACATTGATGGGCTTCGGTGCTATGACCAAGTCCCCGATGTCATCGTCCCACCCTGCGCCATTGTTGGGCAACTCGATTTCACTTTCGATCTGAACAACGCCCGCGGCCTCGACCAGTCGAATCTTGATGTGTTTGTTATCGTTCAGCGCTTTTCGGAGCGTACTGGACAGGACAAGTTAGACAAATATCTGGCTGGTTCGGGCAACTACTCAATCAAGGCGGCCATCGAGTCAGACCGAACTTTGGGCGGTGCTTGCAACACTTTGCGAGTCACTTCAGCAGAGTCTGGTACTTTCCAAATGGGCGATATTGACTACCTGTCTTATCGTTATCGAATCACTGTATGGGGTCAAGGAGAACTACACCATCGCCTCGGACACTCTCGAGGTCGGCAACAAGAAAAAAGGCGACCAAATCGCTACTAAAGAATTGCTCGAAGCTGGATGCGACATCGCTGCGCTTGTTAGCGGTGGACATCTTTCTAGCAATAGCCCAACTAAGCCACAAGCAGAAGGAGCCGCAGAATAATGGCCCGATTAGTCCTAACAAATGCATATATCACAATCAACTCAGTGAACCTGAGTGATCACATCGCAAGCGTCACATTAACAACAAATGACGACGTTGTTGAGACGACTGCTTTTGGTTCAACCGCACGCACTCGCATTGGCGGCCTTGGAGACAACTCAGTAGCACTCGAGTTCCACCAAGACTACGCGACTAGCAACGTTGAAGCAACAATCTACCCACTGCTTGGCGCAACCACTGCAGTAGTAGTCAAGCCAAACGGCGCAACAACAGCAGCAGACAACCCATCATACAGTTTCACCGCCTTGGTGTCCGAATGGACTCCTTTGAATGGTGCTGTCGGCGAGTTAGCCACTGCTAGCGTTACTTGGCAGATCAGCGGCGAAGTTACAAAGGCGGTCATCTAGTGGCACGCATTGTCCTCACGAACGTTGCCGTCACATTCGGCACAACAGACATTTCAAGCTACGTCACTTCGGTGACGCTTGGCTCAAACTACGACGTAGTCGAGACAACAGCCTTCGGCAATACCGCACGCACCCGCGTTGCAGGCCTTGCGGACAACAGCGTAAACTTCGAGTTCAATCAGGACTACGCAGCGAGCGCTCTAGAGGCGACTATTTACCCAACACTTGGCACAGGAGTCTCGATTACTGTGCGTCCAGTTGCGGGCTCCTCTCCAGCTTACAGTTTTACTGCTTTGGTCTCCGAATGGACTCCGCTCAATGGAGCCGTCGGCGAGCTTGCAACCGCTTCGGTCACCTGGCCGATCAGCGGCGTTATTACAAAGTCATAACCTAACAAGGGGGAACAAATGGACGGCTTATCAATCAAGGTTAAAACCACAGACGGCCTCGAGGCATCATACAGATTGACTCCTCGAGTCATCGTGGCATTCGAACAACAGTACGGCAAAGGAATGCCGAAGTTGCTGGGCGAGGAACAAAAGATCGAGCACGTTTACTGGTTGGCCTGGAAGTCGATGCAAACCAACGGAGTTATTGTAAAGCCATGGGGCCCCGAGTTCTTGGACACCGTGGTGTCGGCAGAACTGGACTCTGACGCGTCTTTCGAATCCACCGAGATAGCTTAACGTACACAGTCGCCGCTATCTCGGTGGAGACTGGCATCTCTCCGATCGATTTGCTTGATGCCCCCGAGGGGGTACTTGAAGCAATAACAGTTTACTTGAAAGAGCGGGCGAAAAAACATGGCTGAAGCTGAAAGTGATATTATCCTCATAGGAATTGAGGAGACTCTTACTTCGTTAAAGGCATTCGACAAAACCGCAGTCAAGAACTTCAATGCAGTCATCAATTCGGTGCTCTCAGATGCAGAACGGGCAGCGCGTGGTTTCGTGAAATCCGAGCCGCCTATGAGAGGCTGGAAAACGACTGAGCCGCTTAGGCCTAAAAAATCCACCCGTGGTGGTGCTGGCTGGCCGCCTTACAACCAAGGCGTGATTCAGCAAGGCATTCGCAAAACGAAAGCACAAGGCAAAGTCCGAAAAGACTACACAACCAGCGCTGGTGCGCTTATCAATGAGTCTGCAGCTGGTGCAATCATCGAAGTTGCAGGCCGCAAATCGGACGGCACAGGTAGTGGCATTCAGTTTATTCGTAATCTAACCGACGAGATCAAAAACCCGTCGCGTTTGATTTGGCGTGCCGTTGATGAACGCAAGAGATCTGCACAGATGAAGACCTTGGCAGCACTAGACGACGCGAAAGCCATCTTACAAAAGAACTTAGACAGAGAGCGAGAATAGAACATGGCAGTTGGGGCAGTAATCGCTCGCATTCTCACCCAGTATTCAGACAAAGGCACAAAAGCCGCTGTCAAAGACATTTCAAGAATGGAAAAGCAGTTCGGCAAGTTCGCAAATAAAGCAGCAAAGTCTTTCGGCTTAGCAGCTCTTGCGGCTGGTGCTTTCGCAGTTAAGTTGGGCAAGGACTCAGTTCAAGCGGCAATCCGCGCAGAGGCCGAGCAAAACAGACTCAACCAGATCTTGCTTACCACAAACGGCGCAACAGCCGAACAAGTAAAGATTTTAAATGCACAAGCCGAAGCACTCGAAAAAGTCGGTGTGGTCTCTGCTGGCAACGTCTCTGTTGTGCAGTCCCAACTTGCGACTTTCGATTTGCAGGCCTCGTCTATCCAGGCGTTGACACCTGCAATCCTCGATTATGTAACAGCTGAAAAGGGCGCGACTGCGTCTGCTGACCAGTTCAAGACCATGACAAACGGCTTGGCGCAAGCTCTCAACGGTCAATTCGGCGCTTTAACTAGGGCTGGCTTCGTTTTAGACGAGCAAACCAAAAAGTTGATTTCAAACGGCACAGAAGCTGAGCGCTCTGCAGCCATCGTCAAAGTGCTCAACTCGACTTACAAGGGTTTCAATGAGGAGTTACGCAAGACTCCTGAGGGCGCGATTATCGCACTGAAAAACTCCTTCGAGAGTATTAGGACAACAATCGGCAAGGCGCTTTTGCCTGCCTTGGTTCAGTTCGTAGATTATTTACAAAAAGACATACTCCCACTACTTCAGAAGTGGGTTGAACTCAATGGTCAGAAGTTGGCCGCAGCCTTCCAGCTAGCAATTAGTTATGGCATAGCATTTGGCAAGTTGATGTTTGAGATCTTTTCATTTGTAGCCCGCAACACCAAAGTGTTCGTCACTCTTGGTGCAGTCATCGCAGCCGCTTTCTTTGGCGCAAAAACCGCAGCAGCCGTGGCTGGTCTTATCAAAGGCGTGCAGGCGATTATTAAAGTAATGAAAGCTCTGCGCACTGTTTCACTTGCATCGGCCGCAGCTACCGCACTTGCGACTGGTGGTATTTCAGCCGCCGCAGGAGCAGCCGCTTTTGGAGTAGCTCTCGTCGGTATCGGCATCGCTGCCAACAAGTTTAACAAGGACTCTGACAAGGCTGCAGACGCTATGGGCAAGTTTAAGTTCGACATGAAGGGCGTTAAAGAAGAGACTATCAAGTACAACGCGGCCCTTGACAAGTCAGCAAACGCACAAGACAAGCTGAACCAAAAGAACAAGGCGCTGAAAGGCATGGACGACCCGATCACTAGAGAGGCCGTCCGTTTGAACTTGCTAAAGCAAAAGAGACTCGGCATTTCTAGCCCAACCATTTCGCTACTTGCATCAGCTGGGCACGGCAATATTGCAAAGAACACCACCATGAACGGGGGCAACATCACGGTGAACGTCGCGGGCTCTGTGGTCTCACAAGGGGACCTCGTCAATGGAATCAAGAACGGCCTTGCCACTTTAATGCGCCGTCGTGCTGGTAGTCAGTTTGCGGTGCTCTAATGCCAGCAAATGCACCAACACTCACAGTTGCATTCGGCATTGGTGGCTCATTCACTAACGTCAGCGCAGATCTGCTTCTCGAAGTAAACATTCGCCGCGGGCGCCAGTACCAAAACGACTTTTTAGAATCTGGCACTGCGGACGTTGTGCTCAACAACCAATCGGGAGCCTTCGACCCAAGCAACACCTCAAGCCCGTGGTACAACGTGTTGGTGGCTGGCATGCAGGTTCGCATCACAGGCAACGCAACCGTCATTTACACTGGTTTTCTAGAGGATAACGCAGTAAACCAAGGCATCTACCCGACCGTCTCTTTGACCTTCGTTGATGGCTTGGCACAGATCGCCAAAGCGATAGCGCCTGCCCTTGCAACCAGCTCCTTCCAAGAAGCTGCAAATGTTCGTGCTGCTCGCGCTCTTGACCTCGCTGACTGGTCTGCGACTGCCCGCAGTCTAACAGGCACCACTGTCATGCAAAAGACAAAACAAAACATGAGCTGCCTCGAGATGCTCGAGCAGTGTGCAAACTGCGTCGGGGGTCGTTTTTACGTCAGCCGCACAGGAGTAGCCACACTCGTTGATATCGCAGACAAGTTCACTCGCCCAACCAGGCTTCTTTTTTCAGACCAAGGCGACGCTAACAGCGTGGGCTACGACGGCATCATCACCAACCCTGGCACAGACTATGTTTATAACGAGGCTATCGTTTTCAGGGGCCCAAAAAAGACTCAAAAGACAGCCCGCTACACTTCAAGTGTTTCGACTTACGGTCTAAAGTCCAAAAAGCTCGACGCCCCGATCTTTAGCGAGACCAGCGCTGCCAACCTAGCGCTCTACGCCGCCCGCAAAGACTCAGATGCTGTGGTTTTGGCTGAGCAGATCGACTTCACGGCTATCGGTATCGGCGCACTCGCTACCGACATGTTAGAGACTGAACTGAACGACTTGGTTCAAGTCAAGCGCGAGACTTACGATGGTCGCTTTATCACAATCAACTGCGTGGTTGAGGGGCTTGCTCATTCCATCACCGCCGACAACTGGCGCGTCAGCTATTTCACCTCAGTAGTTGACCCTTACACGATTACACTCTAGGGGGAGCGATGCCACTTTGTCCGCAAATCACAATCACGCCAATCACAGTCACTACAACAGGCATGACTCAGACTTCTATTATTCCAATCGTGGCTGCCACAACCGAAGAGACTGACGAACTCCAAACCGAAATCAACTCGATTGAAGCCTCTGTCAACGGCAAGAACCACATCTACCGACAGGCGACAGCACCCGACGGCACTGTTTTCCCGCTAACTGAGGGCGACGTTTGGTTTGACACAGACGACGGCAACAAGCAATACTACTGGACAGGCACTGCTTGGGTTTCTGTTCAAGACCTTGGAATCGCAGCAGCAGAAACAGCAGCGGCAGCGGCAGCCTCAGCGGCGGCAGCGGCTTCATCAGCAGCGGCGTCTGCAACATCGGCCGCGGCGGCAGCATCTGCAGCAGCGACAGCAGCGCAAACAACAGCAGACGGCAAAAACCGCATCTACCGCCAAACCACAATGCCAACGACTGGGCCATTCGCAGAAGGTGACCTTTGGTTTGACACCGACGATGACAACAAGTTCTACAGGTACACAAGTGGCGCATTCTCAGCTTTCACTCTAGGCAACGAAGCGCTTGCCTCGCTTTCTGCTAACAAGCTTACAGCTGGCACGATTGATGCTTCTGTTATTACGGTTTCCAACATCAACGCTGGCAACATCTCAGCTGGCACGCTTAATGCGGACCGAATCGCAGCAGCCAGCATCACTGGTGCAAAGTTGGTTGCTGGCACGATTGAGGCTGTTTCGATTGCGGCTGGCACAATCACTGGCGCAAAAATCGCTACTGGCACGATTGAAGCTGTCAACATCGCGGCGGCCACCATCACTGGCGCCAAAATCGCAGCGACCACAATCACCGCCAGCAACATCGCAGTTGCCACAATCACTGCAGATCAAATCGCAGGCGCTACAATCACCGCGGCTGAAATCGCGGCAGACACCATCACAGCAGCCGAAATTGCAGCGGGCTCAATCACTGTTGACCGCTTGTCTGCTGGCACTCTTACAGCTTTCACACTTCAAACATCAACTGGCACTCGTCGCGTCACAGTCTCTGCCGCCAACAACGCCATCTCATTTAGAGAAGCTGGCTCTGTTGTTGGTTGGGTTGGGCCTGCTTCTGTGTCGGGTGTTTTGATGCATTATGGCGCCACTTTCAATGCCAATGCAACTACCTACCCGCTTTGTTATGTCTCATCAGGGTCAGCGCTTATTGCCTACAGCTCTACCAAGTTCCTAGAAGTGAACTCGCTTGGCGTTGTTGCAACTGGAGACCTTTATTCTCCTTCGAACTTCTACAACCAGGACACTACAACCACCACAAACGCTGCAAACACGTGGATGTCGTCCACCACTGGACTCACAAGACGCAGCACAGCTTCAAGCCAGCGCTACAAAGAGGGCATCGTTGACATTCGCACAGTTGCAGAGCTTGACCCACGCAAGTTGCTTGGTTTACCAGTGCGTGCATTCAGGTACAAGGCTGATTACTTAGATGCTGCAGATGATAGAGCTGGCACTTTGCTACCAGGCTTTATTGCAGAAGAAGTCGCAACAGCTTACTCGGTTGCTGCAGACCAAGTTGAAGGCGTCATTGAATCCTGGAACGACCGCTACGTCGTGCCTGGCATGCTGGCATTGATTCAAGATTTACACGCACGTGTAGAGTCGCTCGAGGGGGGCACAAATGGATAACACAACAGAACTCGACATCAACGTCGTCATCGCAGCACTAAGAGAGCAGATCGGTCTGCTAGCACTGGACAAAGCGATGCTGACTGCGAGAATCGGAGATCTCGAAAAAGCACTCAAGGAGAAGAATGACCGTGAATGACTGGGCTGCACTGATACTCGCAGTCATATCGATACTAGGCTCGTTTGTTATAGCTGTGCGCTGGCTTGTTAAGCATTTCCTTAACGAGTTGAAGCCGAACGGTGGTTCAAGCCTCAAAGACTCTGTCACAAGACTCGAGAGCCAAATGGAACTCGTTATCAAGATGCTAACTAAAGGGGAGAAAAATGAAAAGCCTAACAGAATCCGCAGATAGTTACGTCGGCTACACCGAAGGCAAAAACAACGACACCAGCTTCGGCAAGTGGTTTGGGCTTAACAACCAGCCTTGGTGTGCTATGGCGGCATCAAAGATCTACCACGAAGCGGGCTTAATTAACACTGTCGCTCCAAAGAACAAGCCAAAAGGCTTCGCTTCTTGCGACGAGTGGCTTAAGCATCTAACCAAGAACAACCAACTGGTCCCAATCGGACAAGCACAGCGCGGAGACTTGGTCTTTTTCCAGTTCGATGATGACGCACAGCCTGATCACGTCGGCATTGTTCGCTGGCACAACACGACGCTGAAGTACATGAACGTTTGGGAAGGCAACACTTCGAGTAGCAAAGCTGGAAGCCAGTCAAATGGCGACGGCTTTTACATCAAGAAGCGCAGTTATGGCACTATCATGGCAATCGCTAGACCTAAAAAAGGAGCACAATGAACAAGTATACCGTCCCCCCAGTCGTCAAGACCTACCTCAGAGCAGCCGCAGCGGCAGTTGCCGCCCTGTTTTTAGCTGACCCAAACCGCCCACTCCGCGATTACGCGGCCGCGGGACTGGCAGCCGTCCTTGGACCTATCATCAAGGCGATTGACCCTAAGGAGAAGCAGTTCGGCATGGGCTCCGACGAGTTCGAGGCGAATAAAAACGTAGCCGAGTAACCAGCCTTTACCACGACCCCCACCACTGGCACCCCCAGCGGTGGGGGTCTTTCGCTATGCCCGAGATGTGACGAACAAGACACCACGCCGATATTGCTCTTGTATTGACAGCGTATACACGGATACAATAGACTTATCTCATAAGCCCGAAAGGGACCAACGAACGGAAGGCACAAAATGACAAAGACACAGTACGCATCAGATCTCGGCAAGTGCTACGCAAAGACAGCTGACGGCCACATTCGCGCTTACAAAGACGGCGGTTTGTTCCGTCTTTACCTAGTCGGTCGTGAGATGATTTGGAACGCAGACAGCACAGACTTCAAAATCGGCAACCGCCTTGAGGCAGTCGCTACAGACGTCCACATTCGCGACATCGAGAACTTCGAAATGGCAGTGTACGAATTGCAGTGCGAGCTTAACTACCTCGCAAAGGCAGGTGCATAATGACAAAGACATTCACACACAAGCGCCCAGGCATCACTCGCGTTCCGTTGGCTCGCGTTGACGAGAATGGCGATTCATTCTGTGCCTGGTGCGGCGACAAGGTTAGTCGCAAATCGAACGCCCACTACTTTGCCAAGCACAACGTGCGCCCGACTACCGAGGGCGAGTTCGGCGATTGGGTGGTGACTGAATAATGATGGTGTACGCAGCCCGCACTTGGAACGGCAAGTCATGGCACGTAGTTCGCTTCTACGACACATTCGAAGCGGCCGAGTGTTTTGCCAGCCTGAATCTAGGCAAGTCAGAGTGGGACGTCAAGCCGATGACACTCGAGAACGCAAACGCGGTGAACGCATGA